TACCAGAAACTTCTTTTATAGATGTGGAAGTTGAAGATGGTGATAGCATTATAAGGCTAGAGTCATTAGGTAGTAAGTTGTTACAATTTAAAAAACGTAATTTATTTATTATAAATACTAGTAGAAATATAGAATTTTTAGAAGGAGCATATGATTATAAAGGTTGTGAAAAAGAATATCATGTAATGAAAGGTGAAGGATTTGTAGCCTGGTTTAATAAGTATGGAGTTTTTCTTTATACAGGTAAAAGAATTGTTGATATTACTTTAGGTAAAAATGGACAACCAAAGTTTGATGATTGGGGAGAAAAATATTATCACGATAATAATGTTATAGGATATATACCTAAAACTAAACAAATATATATTAGAAATAAACAAACTGTAAATAATAATTTTCCTGCTAATATATTGTTATACGATATTAAATCTGAGTCATGGACAACTGGTGATATAGGAACTACAAACGATATTACTAATATTATTACAAGAGAAAACGGTGATCTAAATTGGTTAGAAGTAGTATCTGGTGATGGCGAATTAAAAAAATGGAGTAATACTCCTACAACTTTTACAAAGACAGGAGTTATAATGCAGTCTAAGGAGTTTGATTTTGGTACTCCTATGGTAAATAAAAACATTAATACTATTTATATAAATTGTAAACAAACAGCAAACATAACATTGCAAGGATTTGGTACAAAAAGAGATAATACACCATTACCTTTAACTGATATTGGTGCATTAACAAACACTACAAGTAGCTTAAAAACGCTTAAATTGGTCCTTCCTGATGATTTTAAGAACTTAGTTAGCTTTGGTATAGCCTTGAAGAGTACAGGGGCCGTAAACGCTGGATTTGAAGTTAATGATATACAGATTGTATATAGAGATAAGGTGTATAGATAATGGAAGAGATGCTTAATTTAAAGACATTAGTAGAATCATTGAGTGAAACAAAAGATTTAGATAAAGAAGTTGATAATGTTAAACAACAATTCACTACACATATAGCTACCAAAAAAAATAAACCTAATAACTTTGAAGGTTCGGATGGAGATAGAATGGTAGTAAAAGAACAGGATGAACATTATCTCTACATAAAAGTAGAGAATAGATGGATGAAAACAAAATTGGAGGAAATATGAGTGTATCACAAGCAAGTAATGTTATGAAAGAATTTAGCATGGTTGGAAAACGTCAAGCAGTAAAAGATCAATTTGCTGGTTTAAGTGGATTTGGAGCTGGTTTAATGGATTTTTCTGCAGGACTGAGTACAATGACTGGAGTGCATGGAATGGTAACTGGTGTTCAAAACTTTATGATGACACCAGAACAGAGGTTTGCAAAAGGTATAGACACTCTTACAAAAAATGCTGAAACAATAAATACTTTTATAGACAAAATACCACAAGAGCAAAAAGAGAAATTGAAAAAAGCATATGGATTTGATAATGATTTTTCTGCAGTAAGAAAATATTTATCTGGTCTTGAATCAGGTGCTAATAAAAAAAGAAACGAGTTTGGTATACCTATACCCGATGAAAGTTTGGTAGATATATTTTTACAAAGCACAGAACAATTTGTACCAGCAGATTATTTTCAGGTAAATTTATGATAATACCTACAGATATTAGTTTTAGGCAAAAGTTATATAATCACATTAAATTGCGTGAAGGCTATAAGAACGTAGTATATTTAGATACATTAAGTAAACCTACAGGTGGTATAGGACATTTATTATCTTCTGAAGAGAAAAAAATATATCCAGTAGGTTGTTTATTAAAAGAATCTGTTATTAGAGAATGGTATGATAACGATATACAGAAAGCGTTAGATGCCTGTAATGACCAATGTAAAATATTAAATGTACATGACATAGATTTTAAAATAGCTTTAACGTCAGTAAACTTTCAACTTGGTACTAAATGGTTTAGAAAGTTTCCGTCAGCGTGGAAAGCGTTATGTCATAAACAATATGATAAAGCAATAGATGAGATTATGTATGCTGATAAAGAAGAAGAAAGATATTCAAGGTGGTATAAACAAACACCAGTGAGAGTAAAAGATTTTGTAGAGGCAATAGAGAATATTAAGGAGAGTGTATAATGGCACAAGATAAGAAGAAAGGTACAGCTCAAGATTTAATGCTACCCTTTTTATCTGAGAAAAAAATAATGGGAAGTGATGGAGGTAATCCAACACCTAATCCAGATTTTCTTAGAGCAATGCAAGCACAACAGGATAGTGTTGATGCTGTAATAAAAGATCAAAATAAATTTGGAGATAAACAAGATCCAATGTTAAGAGGAACAGGTCAACCTGGTGAGCTAGACAGTACGCCTAAAAAACCTAGTATGGAACCTATCTCTATGAATGATGATTTTATAAAATTAAAAATAGCAAAAAAAGAAGCTTCAAAAAGATATGCATATAACTTTGGATTACCAGAAGCAATGGATTTACTTGGTATGGAGTATGTATCTTTCGATGAAAGAGGAGAGGAGATTGTATAATGAGTGATAATTATGATGATTTGCAATATAGAGGGACTGGTTTTGATACTGCACAATTTTTTGCATCAAGTGGTATAGGTAGTGGTATAGGTGCTGGATCAGGATTTGGTTCACGTTTTGCTAACATGGGAAGTAGAATAAGTCCTGCTATGCCTAGACTTGGTGGTGCTATGGGTAAGTTTGGTGGTAAACTTGCTGGAGCAGCAGCAGCTAATCCTTTAGGATTTGCATTAGGAGCTATAGGTTTAGTTGGTGGTTTTTTTGCTGCAAGAAAAGCAAGACGTAAAAGAAGAAAAATGCTTAGAGAGAGAAAACAAAAAGCATTACAAGCTGAACAAAGATTAGTAGAAGCAGCTGGAGGAGTAAGAGAAGACTTTGGAGTTCAAAGAGATTTTCTTGGTCAGTCTGTAGGTTTAAGACAACAAGGAGCTGTAGATAATTTTGAAAGAGTTAGAGAAAGAACACAATATAATTTAGGTGCTACTAACTTAGCTGGTTCTGGAGCAGTAGATACAACTATGTCACAATTAGATAATAGGTTTGCTATGAGTGCAGATAATTTACAACTACAAGAACAACAAGCACAATTTAGATTAGACCAGTCTGAAGAAAGTCAATTAAGAAGTATACAGAATAATTTATTAGAGTTGTCTCAGTATACTGGTAGTAAGATTAACGTATTAGATAACGTATAGGAGATAGAAATGTCGTATAGTAAATCATTAATAGATTCTTTAATAATGTTTGGACAAGTAGGAAGAGCTACAGCAGATTATTTTACTAAAGATGATATTGATCCAACAGCAGCTGCTAAAGATGTTTTATTAGCACAGTTTAAAGCAGAGGCTGATTTAAATAATAAAATTACAAGTGCTGCAATACAAGTTGGAGTAACTGAATATAGTGATGTCTTAGCAGAAGCTAGAGCTATAAGATCAGAAAAGAGAGCAGATGATAGAACAAAAGCTGCAGAAGATAGAGCTATGGAAGATTATGAAACACAACTTGGAATAGAAGATGAATTTGCAAAGAAAAAAGAAGGTAGAGCAGAAACATACGCAGATAAAACACTTTTAGAAGAAGCAGGAATTACAGTAGGTTCTGTTCCAGTTCCTGACTTAATGGACAACCCTGCATTTGCAGCGTTTACAACAGGTCAAGCTGGTATTCTTAGAGGTGGAGGTCAAATCTTTGGACCTAAGATAGGTCAAGCTGAAGATGCTGTAAGAGAACAAGTTAAAGCGGTAACAGATGGTTATGCTCAAGCTGGAGATAGTTTTCAAAGAATGCTTATGAAAAAATCTGTATTAGGTGATAATGCTGCATTTGATGTAGCTGCTAATGGTATAATGAAAGATATTAATTTATTAAAATCTAATAAAGAAGCAATTAAAAATTTTTCTAGTGCAGGTCAAAGAAAGATGAGAGATGAAGTAATTTTAATAGATAATACTATTAAAGAATTAGAAGGTTATTATAAACAATTAACTAACTAATGAAATTAAATAATCGATTATTAAAACAAACTATTAGGGAACTTGAAGTTGGTATTATAAATCAAGACAGGTTTTTACAAAAACTTGATACTATATATAAA